CCGGTTCGCGTGCATTGCGCGATGTCGGTTCCGAGGTTGGGCTGGCAGGACCACATGTTCTGCTGGCCGAGAGGGCTCATCCCCTACGGCGTCGCACCCGTGCGGCTGGAAGGGGCTTTCTGGGGCCAGTGCCTTGAGCGTGTCATGACTGACATGGTCGAGAACGACCCCGAGCCTGACGGCCCTCCGCTGTGGATCCTGACGCTCGACTACGATTCCATTTTCCAGCCGGATGCACTACCTCGTCTACTGACCTACGCCTCGGCGTCGGACTACGACGTGGTGGCTGCGGTGCAGATGAAGCGGCGGCACGATGAGCCGCTGTTCACGATGATGAGCGAGGACGGCACTCGGGCCGGGAGCATCGGCCGCGACCAGCTCATCTATCACAACATCATGCCCGTGAACACGGCTCACTTCGGGTTCACGCTCCTGCGGGCGTCGGCCCTGAAGAAGCTGCAGCACCCGTGGTTCTTCGGCCGGCCAAACGCAGATGGCCGGTGGGACGACGGCCGGATCGACGACGACATCCACTTCTGGATCGAGGCTCAGAAGGCCGGGCTGAAGTTGGGCGTTTGCCCGCGGGTGGCTCTCGGTCATGCCGAGGTCTGGTTCAAGTGGCCCGACCAGAACATGCAGCCGTTGCTCCAGCATCCTGGCGACTTCTGGGATCGAGGCGGGCAACCCCCTGACAAGGTGTGGCAATGAGCAGCACGCAGTATCCGACGGTCTCGGTGCGGATCACTCGGCCTGTCCGCACGTACAAGACGGGTCAGGTCGTGGACGTGACCGGCGGCCTGGCGGACATGCTGGTGCGTTCTGGCTACGCCGTGCGTGACGAGCAGCCGCAGATTAGGTTCGCCGTGGCTGACGAGCCGCAGGAGGTCGAGCGAGCCGAAGCACCCTACGCCAAGGCTGGGAGGCGACGCCGTGCGGGCAAGTAGCAACTACCGGTCGCTCATCGTCGCTACGGCCAGCGGGTCAGGCGATCGGCCCGTATCGGTGGCGGATGCCAAGGAGCATCTGCGGATCGTCGATATGACGACCGACGACACCTACATCGGCGTGCTGATCGACACGGCAACCGAGTGGTGCGAGGACTACTGCGACCGCACCTTTGCCGACAAGCAATACACCGTGGCGTTCGACGACTTCGTGGACTTGCGGATTGGGCTTCCGCGCCCGCCCGTCCGCTTGCATGCGACGGCCGCGAGCGCCACGGTGACTATTTCCTACGTGGACCAGGGGGGCACCACGCAAACACTGACGTGGGCGCAGTCTGGAACGCAGCAGTTCCGCCTAGACCGCGACCACGTCCCTTCGCTCGTCTACCCGGAGTACCTGGAGAACTGGCCGAGCGTGCGGCTCGACGACAAGGCGGTGCAGGTGACGTACCTGGCTGGCTACGGTGGAGCGGCGAACGTGCCGACGCCGGCCAAGCATGCGATCAAGATGTTGGTGGGTCACTGGTACGCGAACCGGGAAGCCGTAGGCAGCGTCGGTCGTGAACTGGAAATGGCCGTATCGGCCCTGCTGGCCAACCTCCGCTGGAGGCAGTACGCATGAGCATTGAGGGACGGATCGCGATCGACGTGGGCTTCACGGATTCGGCGACGAGCACAGCGGTACAGATCGTCCAGCGGATCTCGCTGACGAGCACGGACGCCTACACGGCTGGCAAGGTGGTTGTTGTCGCTGGCACCTGCGGCACGGCCTCTGTGGCGATTGCTGTGGCCCCCAGCACGTACCGGGACGCGGACGGATCGCTCGTCACGCTCGCGACAGTGGACCGGTTCGCCTTCGCTGCCTCGGCTGCGGCCCGCTGTGCTGAGGCGTCCGGGTCGGGGGCGGCGATCAGTTCCGCGAGCCGTGTTGCGTTGTCGGACGCCAGGGGCGGGGGCACGGCGGGCTTCAACGTCTCGGCGTACTCGGGGACGGCGAGCTTTACGTTGGTGGTCGTTGGCACATGAAGACTGGCACGCTCAACCGGCTGGCGACGATCCAGACTCCGACGGAGTCGGCCAACGCCATCGGTGAGCCGATCCTGTCGTGGGCGACGTTTGCTACTCGGTGGGTTGGCATCATGCCGCTGTCGGGATCGGAGAGCGTGTCTGCCATGGCGACCGGCTCCGACGTAACCCACAAGGTGATGCTGCACTACACGCCGGGGTTGAAAGCCAAGATGAGGATCGTCTGCGAAAGCCGCACGTTTGAGATCACTAGCGTTGTCGAGCGAGGCTACCGGGCCGAGCACGAACTACTGGTGGCAGAGGTGACGGACTAATGGCCTTCCAAGTCAGTGCCAGTGCATCGGACATCCAAGACGTGCTCAAGCGTTTTGATGGGCTGCGGATTGGCGTGCAGAAAAAGTACCTGCGGGCGAGCGTGAACAAGGTCACCAAGCCGTATATCCCCGAGGTGAAAGCCCTGGTTGCCAAGGGTCCGACGGGCAACCTGAAGCGGTCGGTGGGCGTGCTCACGGAAGCCAAGGTCCGCGGCAAGACCCAGACGGCCGTGCTCGGTTTCCGCCGTGGTGAGAAGTTCAAGAAGGGCGGGCTTGGGTATCACGCCTGGTGGATCGAGAACGGCGTGAAGGTACGCAAGCCGAAGAACGCATCCATGTTGCGGGTGCCCATGACGATGGCCAAGCGGTATCCGTACCTCATGGGCAAGGTGGCTCTGATCGGGGCCGAAGACGGCGGGGCTGCGTACTTCCCTGAGGTGGCTGCCGTCCCGGGCACAGGCAAGTTCGGCCAGTGGGCGGACCGCACGCTGCCGCGAATCCGCGAGCAACTCGTTGAGGAACTGGGCCGGTCCGTGGACAAGGCCGTGGCCGAGAACGCCCGCCGTGCTGCCAAGGGGATGTGATGCCAGCCACGACGTTCATCGACGAGTCCCTGCTGCAGCTGCTGTCGGTCTCAGCCGACATCGCAGCGTCCGTCGGCTCGAGGATATACGCCGTCCAGGCTCCGCAGGGGACGACGCTGCCGTGCCTGGTGATCGACCGCCAGGACGCCAGCCGTGGGCCGTACATGCACATGACCGGGATGACCGGGATCACGCGGACGACGTACACGGTGTCGTGCATTTCGACCCGTCTGGTGGACTGCCGCAACCTCGGGCGAGCGGTGCGGGCAGCCTTACAATTCAAGCGGACGGCGGCGGTTCGGCTCGTCACGGTCAAAGACGAAAACGACCAGCAAGAGCCAGCGAATCCCGGCGACCAGACGCCAATCTACCGGACGGACCTGACAGTCGAGATCACACACTCGGAGAGTTGACCCATGGCTGCTGACATCGGACAGGGCACCTACGTTTCGTTCGGCACCGCGCTGCACACCGCGACGGGCTACAAGATCACCGGCGTGAACCACAACGGCATTGCGCGGGCCGTGGCCGATGCGACGCACATGCTGTCGTCTGCCAAGGAGTTCGTCGGATCGAGCATCTACGATCCCGGCGAGGTCTCGGTCGAGGTGCAGCACGACCCCGGCATCAAGCCCACGGCGGACCTGGCCAACGTCGCCACCAACCAGGTGGTCAACGTGTACTGGGCCAACGGCGGCACCACGACTGCCCTGTGGTCGGCGTTCGGCTACATGACCGGCTACGAGGCCGGTGCGCAGATGGAGGACATGATGAGCGGCACGGTCACGATCAAGCTCAGCGGCACGCTGCCGTCTTGATCGACTGGGCCATGACCACGGAGGGCGCGTATGGCTCTGAGTCGTGATGAGTTCTTCAAGCGGAAGCGTCCGCTGCCGAAGGTGAAGGTGCCGGTGCCTGAACTTGGCGAGGACGCCGAGGTGTGGGTCACCAAGTTCACTAGCCGGATGCGGAACCGTTTTGAGGAGATCGCCACCGGTGGCAAGGTCGGCGGGTCGGTCAACCTGAAGAACGTGTCCGCGAAGGTCGTGGCGTTGTCGTGCGTTGATGACGACGGCAAGGCGTTGTTCACCGAGGCGGACGAGGAACGGATTGGCGAGTTCGACGCCGACGCCGTGCAGCGGATCGTCGATGCGGTGTTCAAGTTGAACGGGCTTGGTGCGAATCCGGTGGAGGAAGCGGCGGGAAAATAGAGCGCCAGCCGGTCCTGCAGTTCCTCTACCGGCTGGCCTTGAAGCTGGGCATCTGGAACGTCGAGGAGCCTGGCGGCCTGGCGGATTCGATGAGCGTCGATCAGTTGTACGCCTGGATGGGCTACTACCAATTGGAACCGTGGGGCGGCGAGTGGTTGAGGGACGCGATGGCCATGTCACAGTTCGCGTCCGCCCACCGTTCCAAGGGTTCGCCGCGTCGCAAGCCTGACGACTTCATGCCCGTGCCGAAGCGGACGCAGACGCCTGAGCAGATCGTGGCGGCCTTCCGTGCGATCGGAGGCGGGTAATGGCCAAGAACTTCGGCCGCGTCAACGTCTCGATTACGGCGTCCACGGGCGGGCTGACTCGCGGGCTGGCCAACGCTGGCAAGCAACTGAGCGGTTTCGGTGCGGCGGTCGCACGCTTCAGCGGTGCCAATGCGTTCGGCAGCGTGTTCGGCGGCATGGCCCAGTCGGTGGGGTCTGCGTTGAATCCGCTGCGGCTTCTGTCTGGTGCGTTCCGTTCTCTGGCAGGGCAGGCGATTGTCCTGGCAGGGATTGCCGCTCCGTTCGTAGCACTAGCACGGGCAGCGTCTTCGCTTGACCAGATCAGCAAGGACGCTCGTCGGCTGGGGCTGGCGACGACCGAGTTGCAGAATCTGACGCAGGTGGCCGAGGAGGCAGGCGTCGGCGGGGAGCA